AACTTTGACTGAATTAGTTGTTCAGACTCAAGATGCCACAACTGCTCCTGCATCCGTTCAGTATGCTTCTGCGGCGCGAAACATCTTCTGTAACATTACTAACACTGTTAATGCTACAACTGCTGGTTCGTTTACGTTCATCATCGAGTATGTGCAAATTGCGTAATTAATTTAGTTGGGAGCTTTGTCTCCCAGCTTATTATCTTGTAGGAGATTAATATGGGCATACAAACAGACGTACAAGTTGGCTTTATAACAGACGAAAATGCCGCCGATCCAGATCGGTTGGTTACAGCGGCTAGGCCAAATACATCAGCAACGATGGCGGCAACTACCTTCTTAGGTGGCGGCGCTAGAAACGTAACTGTAACTACGGCAGGGACTGGCGACAACAATAAGACGTGTACTATTACTGGCACAGATGTTTTCGGAAATGCTATCACTGAAGTAATAACTTCAACTGGTTCTGCTGAAGCAGTAGCAGGTGCTAAGTTATTTGTAACAGTTAGTGCAGTAGAATGTTCTGCTCAATACGCAGGAAACATTACAGTTGGATCTGGTTCGCTTTGTGCTAGTGCAGTAGCTGGTGGTGGACGAACTCGACTAAAAGGCTATTCAATTGTCTCCGCTGGAACGGCAGGGTTAGTTGATTTCTTTAATGGTACGCCAGACAGCGGCACTATCATATTTAAAGCTCAGACTATTGGCACAGACAATTCAACTGTGGACAACACTATTCCAGATGAGGGTATGCTTTTTAAGAATGGCTTATCTGTAAAATATACAGTTGCTACAGTTGTATTAATGAACGTGTTTTTCGCATAGGGGAAATAAATGGCAACTTCAGGAACCGTAGCGTTTAAGCCAGATATCGAAGAGATTATCACTGAGGCGTTTGAGCGTTGCGGAGTAGATCCACAAGTTCAAACAGGCGATAGGGCTGTATCTGCACGGCGCAGTCTTAATCTTCTCTTCTCTGAGTGGGCTAACAGAGGTATTAATTACTGGACTTTATCTCAGAATACTCTGACATTGGTGAATGGGCAGACAGCGCCCTACCCACTACCTGCTGGCACGATTGATATTTTAGACGCGGTAATCCGCGACAGCTCTGGATCAGATACGTCTGACCAGATTATTAATCGTGTGTCGATTGCTGACTACAACCAACTGCCAAATAAAACTTCTAGTGGTAAGCCAAGCCAGTATATGTTGGACAAGCAAGCCACTCCAATTCTTTACCTTTGGCAGATACCAGACAGATCAACGTACAGCATAGTCTATTGGGCTATAAACCAGCTAGAGGATGTCACGGCATCAAATCAAGACGCAGACATTCCATATCGGTGGAACGACTGTATCTGCGCTGGTCTGGCAAGTAAGCTGTCACTAAAATTTGCAAATGATAAATTCACAATACTAAATGAAATGTATGAGCGTTCATTTAACTTTGCGTCATCTGCTGATAATGATGGCGTAAGTCTGAGGATTCAGCCTACCGTGCTGAATTTATATTAATGGCAAAATACGCAAGAGGAAAAAAATCCTACGCGATAAGCGACATAAGTGGTCTTCGGGTTAAGTATACCAAACTGAAGACGACTTGGGATGGCTTGCGTGTTTCACCTGAAGACTACGAGCCAAAACATCCACAACTTACTCCTGCTAAAAATGTTGTAGACGCGACTGCCTTATTTAATGCTAGACCAGATAACGATCCTGAGAATGTTGCAATATATATTGGCTTTACGCAGGACTGGACAATTGATCCACGGCTTCGCCCTCCAGTGGGCGTTCCAGCTAATGGTAATACTGGTAACGTACTTATTGTGTCTGGCCCAGAAGCAACTGGGGATGCTGGTACAGGTGCAACTGGCAATGAATTACTAGAGCTAACATTAGCAGAAGCTGGTGTTGCTGGTACAGGTGCAGTTGGAGCCGCCGCAGTTATTGGAATTAGGGGTGTATCTGGATTGTCTGGCACAGGTGCTGTTGGCGTAGAGGCTCTAGACTTATCAATTAATGAAGCTGGCGTGGCTGGCACAGGCGCAGTTGGCACAGAAAATGTCCAAGTTCTTGGCTGGGGCCAAGAAGGTTGGGGAATAAATGGATGGGGTGAATAAATGAATTACACTACTTTAGTTGCAAACATCCAAAACTTTTTGGAAGATGACTCAGCAGAACTTACAGCTTCTGTAGATCAGATAATAGCGCAGGCGGAAGATATCATCTTTCAGCGCCTGCCAAATTTACCTTGCTTTAGGCAAAGCACAACAGCCAATCTTGTTGCTGGAACTACTGACTATGTAGTGGCATCAGCGAGGATGATTAGGCAGGTATCGGTAATAAGCTCAAATGTTTCTTCATACCTTAACCACAGGGTAGATTCATATCTGCGTGATTACTGGCCTAACGCTACTTTGCAAAGTACACCAGAATTTTACAGCACAAAATCAGCAAATACGGCAGGCACTACAATAACAATTGCCCCAACACCAAATTCGACTGATCCATACCAAGTTGACTTTATTGCACCAGAGGCAGGATTAAGTTCAAGCAACGCAAACACATGGGTTGGCGACAATGCCGAAAATGTGTTACTATCGGCGTGTCTATATGAGGCATCAGCATTTCTCAAAGCTGGAGAGACATTGGCGCTTTATAAAACACAATTTGACGAAGCACTGCAATTATTTGTACAAGAGATGCAACGCGATTACGCGGCAGAATATAATGGAGGTTTATAATGGCTATTACACAAGCGATGAGTACACTATTTAAAAAAGATGTCCTGCTGGGTGATCAGCACTTAGACAGCGATACAATAATGATTGCACTCTACACAAGTTCCGCAACACTAAATGCTACCACAGATGGATACATAACATCTAATGAAGTCGCCAACGGCAATGGATACACTACTGGTGGAGAAGCTCTGGCAAGTAAGACAGTCATTGAAAACGGCACGTCTGGTTGTTTTGATAGCGCCGATCCTGCGTGGACATCAGCGACATTCACTGCGCGAGGCGCATTGATTTATAATAAAACACTTGGCGATGCATCGTCAAACGCGCGAGGCGCAATCGCAATCTTAGATTTTGGTGGTGACTTTACAGTTGCTGGTGGTACATTTAAAATTGTATTTCCTGCAAACACCGCCTCCAACGCAATAGTAAGGATAGATTAATATGGCTAGTACTTATGTAAATGACCTCCGCCTCAATGAGATGGCAACTGGCGATGCGTCAGGCTCATGGGGTACAATAACCAACACAAACCTTGAATTAATTGGAGAGGCTCTAGGCTACGGCACAGAGGGCATCACGACCAACGCTAACACGCACACATCAACAATAGCTGATGGCGCTACAGACCCAGTTAGAGCTTTATACGTCGAATATACAGGTACGCTCGACTCTGCTTGTACAATTACTATTGCTCCTAACACTGTTAATAAATTTTGCTTTATTGAAAACGGAACATCAGGTTCTCAAAATATCATTATCAAGCAAGGTTCTGGCGCAACGATTACTATTCCACCCGGTGATTCTAAGGCTGTCTATTTAGACGGCGCTGGCTCTGGCGCTAAAGTGGTTGATGCCTTTGCCTCGTTAAGCGTGGTTGATCTCAAGGTTCAAGACGATCTAACAGTTACTGATGATATGACCGTTGGTGGAACGCTTGGTGTGACAGGAGTATTAACAGCAACGTCTTTAGACATCTCTGGTGACATAGACGTAGACGGCACAACTAACTTAGATGTAGTAGATATTGACGGTGCTGTTGATATGGCATCTACACTGCAAGTTGATGGAGCTATCACGTCTTCTGCTGCTATAACAGCTACACAAGTTGAAATCGGAAATGGTTCGGCTGGTGGCACAAGCGAAATACTATTTTCCGACAACGCCTCCGCTAGAGGTAAAATAAAATATAACCACGGCTCCAATCCAGAAGTTATGACACTGGAGACTACTGGTACAGTAGCACTAACTATTGATAATTCTCAAAAGGCTACCTTTGACGGTGCAGTAGATATGGCCTCTACACTTACAGTTGCGGGTGCTGTAGACTTTAATGGTAATCTTGACGTAGACGGCGGCACAATTAAGCTAGACGGAAACTATCCCAACGGTGTTAATAACGTAGCTCTAGGTAACACTGCTTTAGATACTGCAAGTGGATCAAATGGTTACTCAGTTGCTATTGGTACTAACGCCTTAACTGCCATGACAACTGGCGGCTCAAACGTGGCTGTTGGTTTTGCAGCGGGTACGGCAATTACAAGTGGCGGTAATAACATAGCGGTTGGCTCAGAAGCACTGGATGCAACGACAACAGGTGGTAACAATGTCGCCGTGGGTTCTGCCGCACTAGGTGCTAACACCACCGCAAGTAACAACACAGCAGTTGGGCATCAAGCAGGATTGGCAATAACTACAGGTACGAGAAATACAGCGGTAGGTAGCCTAGCAGGTGATGCCCTTAACACATGTTTAGACAATACTTCTTTGGGTTATAATTCTTTAGGAACAGAAACCTCTGGAGCAAGAAGTGTAGCAGTTGGTGGTGAGGCATTGGCTACTCAAAATGTAGGGTCAGGTACTGCTGTTTACAACGTAGCACTCGGCTACGCCGCAGGTAACGCAGTAACAACAGGCGTACAAAACACCCTGATTGGTGGTTTGGCAGGAGATGCAATTACGACAGCAGAATCTAACGTAGCTGTTGGTTATCTAGCTTTATCCGATACCACAACAGGAGGTGACAATACTGCTGTTGGTGAGTTGGCACTAACAAACAATACAACTGCGGTTAGAAACACAGCTTTGGGTAGTAGTGCCTTATTCACAAATACGACTGGTGCAGATAACGTAGCAATTGGTGCAAGTTCTTTGTATGCTAATACAACTGCTTCATTCAATACAGGAGTGGGTCAAATCTCACTAGAAGCAAACACTACAGGCGCAAGTAACGTAGCTGTTGGACAAGGTTCTTTAAGGGCCAACACCACCGCTTCTAATAATACCGC